TGCTTATTCATGAGTTTGGCTTTTCTATCATACTATGCTACAATCGTAGAAAGTGTGAAGGAGGCTTACTACTCAGAAGTAAAAAGGCGTCGTGATATTATGCCTGACTTGTTTGTAGAGGTTCGTGAGAACCATCTCAAATATGTTTGTGGAGCAATAGCTGGATTTTCAGTCATTTGGGGAGTTGTTAAAACTGTCCAGGCTTTTCGAGCAATGACCACCATTCAGGGGGTTTTGCAACCGAAGAGTGTTGCCGAAATCAAGCAAAGAGAATCAGAGCCGAATGTTTGGTTACCAGATACGAATACTGTGAAAAAAGTATCTGGAATTTTTCCACATGACATCGAACACTACAGCAGTATTGCCCGGAAGAGTTTGTGGTACTTCAGTTATGAAGTTGCAGATAAAATCAGATTTTGTGACGCATTTATGGTGCGAACACATATCTTGATGATACCTTTCCACATGATTCCGGAAATCAATACTAAAGCAACCATTAAGAAGCGTGGTCAATCTATAAGTTTTATCATTGATCCGAAGAGCATTTATCGCCTTCCGAACACTGATTTCGCTTTGATTTACGTTTCCAATAGTGGTGACTGTCCGAATTTGTTGAACAATTTTGCCGATGAAATTTCTCCGAAGAGTGTCCCCTGTGTTAGCTATTATGTTAACGAGGAAGGGGAGATGACTTCTGATAATTTCTTGTGGCAACCAAATAACTGCGTGAGTAATGGATTGCACACGTTTCGAGGATCTTACTATTCAATGTCGAAACCCACCTTTGGTGGTCAATGTATGACATGCTGTGTTTCGGAGGGAAAACAGCATCATATATTGGGATTTCATTTGGGAGGACAAACTGGTCGTGTAGACGGCTGTGGTGGTGCACTTACACGTCCAGAATTGGATGTTGGAATATATCACCTCCTTAAGCTAAGTCCCAACTTTACCTTGGGACCAGACAGGACAGATTTGCCCGATAAGATATTAGGAAAAAAATATGACGTTAGTGGTGGAGTACATTACAAATCTCCCATTAACTGGGTACCAGACGATGCGGCGATTGTAGCTTATGGTGAAGTTACCGGTCGTTCTAGTACAACATCCAAGGTCACGGAATTACCTATCTCTTCTGTTGTGACTTCTGTCACAAAACAGGAGAATCTGTGGGGACCTCCGCAATTTGCTCCTCTTAAAATCCGAAAGGATGGGGAGACAATTAAGGAGACTTGGCGTCCCTGGGCTGCATCATTAGCCCATTGCTGCCAACCCAGCATAGGATTTCCTGCCTCGGATGTGGATAAGGCTTGTGATGACTATTTACTTGATTTAAAGGATTGTTTCGATAATCAGTCTGAGAAATGGTGTTCAGAAATGAGACCATTGACTGACGTTGAAACTGTTTCCGGTATCGATGGATGGAAATTCATCGATAGAATGAAAATAAATACATCAATAGGATTCCCGGTGGGGGGATCCAAAGAGCCACATTTGGTTCATTTGAACCCTGAGGACCATGATAACATAACTGAGCCAATTATTTTTGAAGCTCACATTATGCGTGAATATCATGAAGCTCTCGACATGTGGGCGTCCCGAAAGTGTAGAAATTGCATTTTCGGTTCCGCTCTCAAAGACGAGCCAACCCTCAAAACCAAGGATAAAGTGAGAGTGTTTCAAGCTGCTCCCATCATTCTACAATTGGCTATTCGTAAATACTATTTGCCTATCGCTCGCTTTCTATCATTAAATCCGTTAGTAGCTGAGTGTGCAGTTGGTATCAATGCCAGTGGGAGAGAATGGGATGAACTTGCTAAACACATGAATAAATTTGGGAAGGACCGAATACTTGCCGGAGACTACTCCAAATACGATTTACGTATGCCAGCGCAGCTAACCCAAGCTGCTTTTGGCGTCATGCATCGTATTGCTAAATGGAGTGGCAATTATTCGATTAAGGATATAACCATCATGGAGTCTATTACATTTGAAGTTACTAATCCGTTGGTAGCTTACAATGGGACTTTAATGAGATTTTTAGGAACTAATCCTTCAGGTCAAAACATGACGGTGTATATCAATTCAATAGTTAATTCGATTTTGAATCGTTTGGGTTTTTTCCATGCCTATACGCAGGATACTATTGAAGAGGACAAGCCGGGTTTTGCTGCCAAATTGGGCAGACCGGTTAGGTTTAGGGATTGTAATTCTATTGCAATCTATGGCGATGATTTAAAGGGATCAGTCATAGAAGGATTGAATAGACATAATCATGTGTCATTTGCCAAGTTTCTGGCAGACAATGATATGAAATTTACAATGCCCGACAAGACATCCGATCCCATTCCATTTATGAAGGATGGAGATGCGGATTTCTTGAAGCGCAAAAATCGTTACGATAAAGAATTGGATTCTATCGTAGGGATGTTGGATGAAATGTCGATTTTCAAATCGTTGCACTCTGGATTGAAGTCGGAAGACCTTAGTCCAAAAGAGATTTCAGCGCAAAACATCGATGGGGCTCTCCGTGAATGGTTTTTTCACGGTAGAGAGATTTTTGACATGAGAATGGAACAAATGAAAGAAGTTTCACAGACTTCTGGAGTTTTTCCATTAACTCTCGGGGTGGACTATGATGAGCGTGTCCTTCGTTGGAAGGCAAAATACGACTCATAAAGTCCAGTAACAAAGACCTGCATGTCTATAAACTGCAAACTTTTGGTTCTACATTTGGCCTATAATGGGTGATAAAATTCCTTTTCTTTTGGCCTTTTTCTATTATGGAAGCCCTGGTATTTGTAGAATAGTTCCATCCGCAAGGATGTGGGGAGCTATTTAGCTCCGGCTTGTGCCATTACTTACGTTAATTCGGGTATTTGAACGCACTAAACCCTAGAAAACATCCCTTAGGAGGATCTCAGCTGAGCACTGAGCCTTCAATAAGTATATTTCTAGCTTGCTACTAAATCAAAAGCGCAACCCCCAGCGCATAAGGGGGAAAGTAGTTCTGCTGACTTAAGTGCAGAAAAACCACAGTGCCCAAAACCTGCAATTATTACACGTGAAGTGAGTGATTGTGTTGGGTGGAGTGTTCCGGGACCGTTAAACGTCCCACACTCCGAGAAGCATGGCTTCGAACCCCAGTCTGGAGAGGCCGGAGTCGGAGTGGGTACTGGTGCTGATCATGCAACTGAACAACTAGTGGGATTTAACGATCAAACCGCTGGTTGGATGACTGATGTAAAAGCAGGATATGATGATACAATGGACACAGCAACGAAAGTTGGAAGTGATCTCGGAGCGTTCTTGGAACGACCCGTGAAATTGAGCTCCCAGTCTTGGGCTGTTGCTCAACCATTGTTTTTCAATTTGAATCCTTGGAGAGATTTTCTTGCCGATCCTTTTGTGAGAACAAAAATCGCCAATTATGAACTTCTCCGAGGTACCATGCACATCAAGGTGTTAATTTCAGGAACTGGATTTCATTATGGACGCGCTTTAGTGTCCTATAATCCACATGCAGCTTTTGACGAGCTTGCTGTTTCGAGAAATTTTCTTGATGTCGATCTTGTGCAGGCTAGCCAAAAGCCACACATTTACATCAATCCGTCTAAGAATGAAGGAGGAGAAATGAGCTTACCATTTTTCTTCCCGAACAATTACTTGTCCTTATCCAAGTTTGAGCAAAACCAAATGGGTGAACTTACTATTAAGTCATTTGGCAATTTGGCTCATGCTAATGGAGGTAATGACCCTGTAACAGTACAAGTATGGGGTTGGATGGAGAACGTATCTCTTACTATGCCTACTAGTATTACGCCCTTTGTGCCACAAGCTGGTGGTAAACCGAATCCAAAGAAGAAAACTGGAGGAAGTACCATGAACAGCGGTGACGAATATGGGAAAGGAATCATATCACAGCCTGCTTCCGCTTTGGCGAAGGCAGCTGGGATGTTAGAATCCATTCCTATGATTGGGCCATATGCGCGAGCGACCAGTATGGTTGCTTCGAAGGTTGGAGATGTAGCTTCTTTATTCGGCTACTCGAGACCTGCTATCATAAGTGATACGGTCATCCAAAAACCCAGTCCTACTGGGAATTTGGCCAATGTTGATGCTCCTGAAGCTATCAACCGCTTGGTTCTTGATTCTAAACAAGAATTGACTATAGATTCACGTACTACAGGTTTAGATGGTGAAGATCAGATGGGAATCGACAGTATTTGCTGTAGAGAGTCCTATTTGACTTCATTTACCATGTCTCCATCGGATGCACCTGAGAAGATATTATGGAATTCTTATGTTACTCCGACATTGGCACGTGTGAATGGTGATGAAATTCATATGACACCTATGTGTGCTATGGCGCAGTACTTTGAAGATTGGCAGGGAACGATCAAATTCAGATTTCAGATAGTGAAGAGTCAATTTCATAAAGGTCGTATCTTAGTAAGATACGATCCTAGGTCCTTTGACTCAGAGGTCAACTATAATACGAATTATTCTCGTATTGTTGATCTTGCTGAAGAAGAGGATTTTGAAATTGAAGTTGGTTGGGGTCAAGCCCGACCCTTTCTCAAAACGTTTGATCCTAATTCGTCTTTCGATTCGTTGTATGGAACTACACGCCTGACTACTGATAGTCTTAACTTTTTTAATGGTGTTTTGGAAGTTAATGTTGTCAACAGTTTGGTTTGTCCATCCGCTGATTCCGATATTCAGATTATCGTTTCTGTATCTTCATGTGATATGAAGTGGGGTGCACCTTCTCCAACTCAGTTGAAGAATTTGCATTATTTCCCCCCGGACGCTCCTGCTGCTCTTAATTTCACTCCTCAGAGTGGTGAAGTAGAAGCATCAGGTGAATCCATGGTATCAGGTCAACCTTTAGGTTCCAATTCATTGGAGCCAATCAATAAGAATTTGGTACCAGATGATCATACAATGGAGGTTTTCTTTGGAGAAAATCCAACGTCAATACGTGAATTGTTTCGACGATATGTGCATGTTAAAACATATATTGCTCCTACGAACGCTGATGAACAGGCGATCACAATCGGTAAATATTTCTTGAAAGGATTACCACCTCAAACTGGATTTGATTCCGAAGGTGATGATTTGACACTTGATGGTATTACCAAAGGAACAATTGGAAACACAAGTCCAATCGCTTTTTTCTCCCCAATGTACGCCGGATGGCGTGGAGGATTGCGGCACAAACTCTTGTTTGCTAGATCGAGTAATGCTGATAGCTCTCCGTCTGCTACACGAGTTGGTTTTGTTGATTCCATTGGTTGGATTACAGATACTCTTTTTAGAGGTAGTAACTTGGCTGCTGGGCTTTCTGATATTCTGGGTGTATACTCTAATGGAGGCTCTGCTGCCACCAACATGGGTGTTAACAACACCATTGAGTATGAATTGCCATATTACAGAGGCCAAAGATTCTCTCCTGCTCGTATTATTTCTGCAGAGAGTAATCTTTCCGACTCCGCTGTTATACAGACTGCAAATTTTGTTGGTAGTGTGTGCTCATTTCAGGATTGGGTTGCTACAGGAGAGGACTATTCCCTGTTTTTCTTTACAGGGGTGCCTATCATGTATAATTACCAAATATTGCCTTTTTCGGATTAGGCAGAGGCTCTCGACAAGCTAATACTGTCGTTGTAAGTGTTTTGATCGTTTTTCAAACGATTGGTTATGAATAAAACCAAAAAACTTTCTATTGTGGAAATTGATATATCCCACTATTACTAATATATATCAAGCTTGACAGGCTTAACCTGTTCAGTCCTTGGGTGGTCCAAGGAGCGTGCTGATTTATCAGTTCGTTGTGAGGAGCGAATGCTCTGCAATTATTATAGTTTAAACTATTTGTTTTATATTGCGGGGATTCGTTCCCGCAGGAATTATCAAATAGATCACAACTTTCTACTTGCGCTCACACAATGTTCGTGTACAGACCACGTTCGGAGACTATACTCCGAACGTTGGTGGTCACGGACTTTAAAGTGTGGCCATCAATGC